CTGTAATACCGCAGGGACTCAAGTTTATTCATATCTATTTGAATACACATCGGGTGGTACAGGTACATTTAATGTAACAGAATTCGTTTATAATTCAACATTATTGAGTGATTACAACAACCACGTTGTTGCCGCTTTCCGTTCAAGAGGTTCTTATTCAGGACAAACATTGAACTTGGAGGTAACAGGAAACACTCACTTTAATGTAACAGGAGCAGATTTACAATACAATCCTTTCTCTGAATTTACAATTACTGTAACAGGAGCAACAAGTGGTGTGAAAACATTTACTTGTTCAATGGACACATCTTCATCAAAGTATATTACTAAGGTTTTAGGTACCGATGTATTCGATAAACCAAAATCAGAAGTTCCTGTTTATGTTTATGAAACATACCCAAGTTACTTAAAAGCGGCTTTCGAACAAGGTTTTGTAAGAGGTTTAAGTTTAACAGAGGTATTCGTAGCAGAAGGAAACAATTTCGTTGGACAGTGGGACACCCCAATGTCACCTACGGTTGTATCTGAAGTTCGTGGTGGTGAAGTATCTGACCTATTTGAAGTTATTACAATTTCTGACGGTAACGCAGCAAACGAACAAGTTAAAGTATCAATCATCAACATCAACTTAGAAACAGGTGAGTTTGATATGATTGTTCGTGATTTTAACGATTCCGATGATAACATGGTTGTTATCGAGAAATTCACAAGATGTTCAATGAACCCTGACCTACCAGGTTATGTGGCAAGAAAAGTTGGTACATCTGACGGTGAATATGAATTACGTTCAAAATACATTATGTTGAATATGGCAAGTAACCATCCGGTGGATGCGTTCCCTGCAGGTTTCAAAGGATTTACAGCAAATACATCATTCTCAGGTTCAACTTTGGGTTCTGTGATGTATAAAACAGAATTCTACGATGCTGGTGATGTTATTGGTTATGAAATTGACGGTACAGAAAAACTATCATCTGGTGATAAAGTAAGAAAAATCACATTTGGTCTTTCTTCACAAGTTGGATTCGATAAGGACCTATTCAAATATAAAGGAACTGCGGCGGCGGGTTCAACTAGTGGTTTCCACTTATCAACTAACGCTTCCACAATCACAGGTACCACATTTATCACAACTCCTTATGACTTAGAAGGACAATCAGGTGTGGATAACGTATTAACAAACATCAACTTCCGTAAATTTACATTCGGTGTATGTGGTGGTTATGATGGTTGGGACATCTATAGAGAGGTGAAAACATTCGGAGACGCTTATATCTTCGGAAAACCAACATATGTAAGTGGTAATACTTCAAATGGTGGTGTGTTTAGTACAACTGTTGGAAACTCAGATTACTACTCATACTTACAAGGTATTAACACATTCGCTAACCCTGAAGCGGTAGATATCAACATCTTCGCAACTCCGGGTATTAACTTCTACGACCATAGTTCATTGACATCACAAGCGATTGATATTATGGAAAATGATAGAGCGGATTCACTTTACATCATTGCTCCACCTAATTTCCCAACAGTTGAGGAAGTTGTAGATGCGTTGGATGGAGTTGCTCTTGATACTAACTATTCAGCAACCTACTGGCCATGGATTCAGGTTAGAGACCAAGACAACGCAACCCAATTATACATCCCACCAACAGGTGAAGTAGTTAGAAACATCGCACTTACCGACAATGTGTCATTCCCATGGTTCGCGGTAGCAGGTTACTCAAGAGGTTTAGTAAAAGCTATCAAAGCAACTAAGAAATTGACACTTGACGAAAGAGATGAATTATATAAAAACAGAATTAACCCAATCGCAACCTTCTCAGATACTGGTACTATCATTTGGGGTAACAAAACCCTTCAAGTTAGAGAATCTGCGTTGGACAGAATTAACGTAAGAAGATTGTTGTTAAGAGCAAGAAAGTTAATTTCAGCAGTTGCGGTTAGATTATTGTTCGAACAAAACGATGAACAAGTAAGAAATGAATTCTTGAGATTGGTTAACCCAATTCTTGAAGCAATTAAGAGAGAAAGAGGTTTATACGAATTCCGTGTAACTGTATCAAATGACCCTGAGGACATCGATGCAAACACTCTTAGAGGTAAGATTTACATCAAACCTACTCGTTCACTTGAATTCATTGACGTTGAGTTCATAATTACCCCAACAGGAGCATCATTTGATAATATCTAAATGAAAAAGGGGAAGTTTAACCGCTTCCCCTTTTATATGTTTCACATGGAACCAAAATTTATAAAAAATATACTTTGATAAACCACCCAGTATTATACCAGAATATTCTAGTATCTAGTTCTAGTTATCTTTTATCTAGTTTTATTTCTGGTTCTAGTATTAATACTAGTATGGAAAAAATACGAAATAAATTTGACATTAACAAGGGGTGAGGTAAACAAATTATATTTTTTAGATAATAACATATTTATAAGAAAGTAAGATAAACTTAAAAAATTAAAAAAACATAGACATGGCAGATTTATTAATGAAAATGCCGGTTCCATACGAACCGAAAAGAGTAAACAGATTTATCCTTCGTTTCCCTTCATCATTGGGTATCAACGAATGGTATGTTTCATCAGCAGCTAGACCAAGTGCTAAAATTAACTCAGTTGCTATTCCTTTCATCAACACATCAACATATGTGGCTGGTAGATTTGAATGGAATGAATTAAGGGTAACCTTTAAAGACCCAATTGGTCCTTCAGCGTCACAAGCATTGATGGAGTGGTTCCGTTTACACGCTGAATCAGTAACAGGTCGTATGGGTTATGCAGCAGGTTATAAGAAAGATATTGAATTAGAAATGTTAGACCCAACGGGTGTTGTGGTTGAAAAATGGATTCTTCAAGGTACTTTCATTACCGATTTGAACTTCAATGAACTTGATTATTCAAGAGATGATATCGCAACTATCACTTGTTCATTGAGAATGGATAGATGTATTCAAGTATACTAAAATAAAAAAAATCTGTCAAAGCGAAGGTCTCTCAAAAGGAGACCTTTACTTTTTTATATAAATTACGTAAACTTATATAGTTATAACAAAAACATTTATGGAAGAATTTAGAGTCGACCCAACCATTGCGTATGACGTTGTGGAACTACCCTCAAGAGGGATACACTACTCAAGTGGAAAAAAATCATTAAGAGTTGCTTATCTAACTGCGACAGATGAAAATATTTTATCAGCACAGAATTTAATTGCGTCAAATACCGTAATTGAAGAATTGTTAAAGAGAAAAATTTTAGATAAAGATTTTATCATTGAAGATTTAGTTGATGAGGATAAACAAGCAATTCTTATCTTTTTAAGAAATACCGCATTCGGTCCCAATTATAAAGTTTTTTTAATTGACCCAAAAACAGACAAAGAGTTCTCCGCCGAATTGGATTTGAGTGAAGTTTCATTTAAAGATTTTACACTTGAATCAGATTCGATGGGTGAATTTTCCTACACGATGTCAAAAACAAATGTCGAAATTACTTTTAAGTTTTTAACTAAAAAACAACAAAAAGAAATTGAAGAAATCGAAAAAAGTTGGAATGGTGTTGGAGTTGCACCAATTGTAACAAAACAACTTGAGATGATGATTAAGTCGGTTGCCGGTAATAGAGACATGATGAATATTAGAAACTTTATCGAAAAATTACCGATTAAAGACAGTCAGGACTTCAGAAAATACATTAAGGAAAATAAACCATCATTAGATTTATCAAAAACAGTAAAAACCCCGTCAGGAGAAGATATCCAAGTTGAAATTGGATTCGGGGTAGAGTTTTTTCGCCCTTTCTACGGATTATAAGAAAGGTCAGTTAGACGAGATTTTATTTTTAATTAAAAGAGGATTTGGATATGGGGATATTCTCACCATGCCAGTTTACTTACGTAGATACTATGTAAGTTACATTATCGAATTGGAAAATGGTTCGAAATAGTATTTATAGGTATGGTTGATATAAGTAAATTAAGGCAGGGTTTAAGCTATACGGATTTCAAACGCGAATTTTTGAAATTACCTGAGCTCCAATCAAATCCATCATTGATGAATCAAGTAGATACATATTGGGGATATTATAGTAAAAAAGAACCACCTACAAACAATACAAATAGTACAACACTCAAAAGTAAGGGATTTTACGAAATACAAAATCTTGGTCAAAACGTAACATCCTATAATACTCAAACAGATATTATACAGCCAAGTAAAATTGTCGAAACCATACAAAGTGTCGCTTCTGGTTTTTTTGGAAAGGATGGTAGTATTACCGCCGGAGTAAAAAACTTAGGCATGACATTCCTTAATGAGGCAATGGGAGGTGCTGCCGATATATTATCAAAAGAAGTTGATTTGAGAAACACAATAAATTCTCAAATTGGAATGGCGGGTGAGTTATCAAGAGATTATCGAAATGAAATATTTGATGCATTACCTGGTGTAGTTAGAATGGGTTACGGTTTTGAAGATTTGAAAAAAACCGTCACTGAAACAATGGAAAAAACCGGACGTTTTGCTTTGATGAATAGTAAGACAATGAGTGACATGGCGGTAACGTCAAGAGCATTTGTTGGAGACCTTCAAGAAATGGCGGGTATTTTTAGAAATTTCGAAGAAGTTGGTATTGGGGCGTCAGACGCATTAGAGAAAATTAATGATGCGGGTAAATCATCATCTGAATTAGGTCTCAGAGCAAAAACAGTTGTTGCTGAGATGAATAAAAATTTATCAAAAATAAATGAATATGGATTTCAAAACGGAATTCAAGGGCTGACTAGAATGGTTCAAAAATCCGTTGAATTTAAAATGAGTATGGAATCTGCATTTAAAGTTGCTGACGATATGATGGACCCGGATAAAGCAATTGCGTTATCTGCCGAATTACAAGCGATTGGGGGCGCCATTGGAGATTTTAACGACCCACTAAAATTAATGTATATGGCAACCAATGATGTTGGGGGATTACAGGATGCATTAATTGGTGTTGCTGGTTCATTAGCAACATATAATGAGGAACAAGGTAGGTTTGAAATAAGTGGTGTAAATCTTAGAAAGGCCAAGGCATTGGCAAACGAACTTGGTATATCATATCAAGAATTATCAAAAAGTGCAGTCGCAGCTGCCGAAAGGTCATCCGCAGCAAGTGATTTATTATCATCGGGATTACAAATAGATGATAAAGAAAAAGAATTCTTGACAAATATTTCGAGAATGGAGGGTGGTAAAATGGTTATTGATGTACCTGAATCTTTAGCTAAAAAATTAGGTTTAGATGAATCAAGGGTGGCACTTGAAAATTTAGATTCGGGTTTAGCTCAGTCACTTCTAGAAAATCAAAAATATTTTGAAAAATTATCACCCGAAGAAATTGCGAAGGAACAATATACCGAAACACAAAATTTAGCACTTACAGTTTCTGAAATCTCAACAATGTTAAAAGTTGAATTTGCTAGAGCAACTCGACAACCATTATCTAAGGTTGATAACTACATTAAAGAGGTTAGTGATTATTTAAGTGGGGGTGAAGATAAAAAAGGAAATAAATTTACCGCAGAGATAGATAGAATTAAATCTTCTGGAATCTCAACAAGTGCGGATGATTATCTAAAGAAGGATTTAGGTTTAAAGACCGGGTCACCAACATCACAACCACAAGAACATATACATAATCATAATTTCCAAATGGGAGATGTGACTAGTGATAATTTAAAGAGAAGTCTCTATACAGACCCTGTTTTCCACGATTCGTTTAAACAACAATGGGAAAAGGGTGGATACCTACAAAATTAAACAGTAAAATAAATAAAATTCTATTTATATAGTAAAAACATAGATGCCAACTTATTTAGATTTTAATACCACCGCAACTTTTAGGGATTTTCTAATATCAAAAACCCTACAAAGACCGTTTGGTCCACAAACGTTTACGAGCACAAATTATGCGGTTCAAAATTTAAGTAATCTTTCAAATGTCGACCCGGGAGATGTTAAAACAGGATGGGCAGCGGCGTATGGAGGAAGTTTTGGATTAAACTTATTCCAACCCGACTCATTTAGAGAATATGAATTTTTATCGAATCTCAATTTACAAATTGGGAATAACGGTGTCGTTTATTCGGGTTATATTAATTCATTTCAACCCGTAACTACAGGATTGATTGGTATTATGTCAGGCGACAATTTCGATAACGATTCGAGATTGATGAGATTCGCCGCACAGAATATTCGAGAAAATAAACAAGGACCTGTTCTTGCTAGAATTACACAAAACTTAACCTCGGCTACTTTAGGTCGAGTTAGATTAGCAGATGCGTTAAATGGTAACTTGGCAACCGCAATTAATATTGCCACAGGTAGAGAACCATTAGTTGAAAAGAATTATAAAATTACCGTTGCTAAAACGTTGGCAGGTAAAGGAATTGACTTTTTACAAACGGTTGCCGGTGTAGAATTTCCATTTAGTGAAATACCGGGAGATTATTTAAGTAATCCACAAAACCCAATTGAAAATCGTCCTGAACCAAGAACACAAGCCGGTGCGATTTTACAAGATATTACAGGAGCATTAGGTTCATTGATTGGTATTCAAAGAAGACCAAAACTTTCAAGAAAACCTTCTGACTTAATGATTGAATATATGGGTGAAGGACAGAAACAAGTTCTGTATGATAACCTTTCATATTCAAAATATGCACCTAACTATACAACAACTGCAAGGTCACAACAATCATCAAAACTTTTCAACTTTGTCAATAGTGTTGCTCAAGGTGTAAAATCTATTTTAGGATTAGAAGCACCAAGAGGTGAGGCGTATATTGGTGATGATAGAAGTGAAGATGTAAAATATACAATGTCAGATTTTAATGGTAATACTGTTAAAAGTAATTACTATTTGAGTTTGATGTTCGACCCCGTTGCTGCCGAATTATTCGAAAGAAGAAAGAATATCACTGAAGGTGGTCAAATTGGTAGTAAACTAACTTGGATTAGTACTAACTCAAGAAATGAATTAGGTTTACACAATAAAGAGTGGGCACAAGAAGCGACACAATTAAATGATTCATTATCTACAAAATATGGTTTTAGAGAAGATTCTATTTTAGGTAAAACACAAGAGATTCTTGATTCAATGCCAAAAGATGGTTTAGCGGCAAGAACTCACGTCGGTAATGTTATTGACCAAACAAGTAGAGTATTCAAAGAAGGTGAATCAATGATATCAAGAGGTTCTGCAATCCAATATGTTGACCAATATACAAATGAAACCACTGGTGTTGAGTATTGTAGAGTTTGGACAAAAGATAGAGGTTATATGAACTACTCTGACACTATGAAAAGAACCGGTAATATCCGTAAGTTCGAAGATAGTGTTATGTCAACCCCATGGAATTTGAATATCGCACCAATGTCAAACGGTGACAGAGAATTCGAAGGGTTTTCAACAAACATATTCAAAAAGGGAGACGGATTTTACGCTAAAAAATATATGTTCTCTATTGAGAACTTAGCTTGGAGAACATCAAACACTCCAGGTTTCACATATAATGATTTACCATATTGTGAAAGAGGACCTAACGGTGGACGTGTAATGTGGTTCCCACCATACGATTTAAAAATCAGTGAACAGAACTCAGCTCGTTGGACTGACAATACTTTCTTAGGAAGACCTGAACCAATTTACACATATCAAGATACATCAAGAACAGGTCAGTTATCATTTAAAGTGGTTGTTGACCACCCAAGTATTTTAAATCTATTGGTTAGAGAGCACTTTAGAAATATGAGTGATGAGGAAGCGGAAAATTACATCAATGCATTCTTTGCGGGTTGTAAGGACCTTGATTTCTATGATTTAATTAGAAGATATACATACTTGGATTCTGATGATATTAAATTAATTCAAGCTTATCTCGAAAAAGCTAAAGACCCTGAGGTAATTAAAACATACAAAACAATAATTGACCCCGTTGAAATCCCCGAAACCGGTGGTAGCGGGACCAATCAAACTGACAATAAAGTAAGTTCAGGAATGATTGTTTTAAAATATGAAAACGATATTCCGGGACCAAATTTACAATCACTTTATGTAAGCACCCCTTACCAATCATTATTTGATTCATTTATCGGTAATAACGGAGCATTACCAAACCCAACAGGTAAAAAGGTAAGTGAAGTTGCGGGATTAGACGCTGATTTAAGAAGTATTACCGCAATGACAATAACCCCTCAAATTAAAAAAGAGAAAGGATATGTTTTTGGTGACCCAAACACAGTAATCACTAATGATAAAGTAGTTGAACAAACAAATAAATTAAGTGGTTACTTTGATACCGCTTTTGCGGAATACAACAAATATGCAACTAAAGCTGCGGAACTTAAACAATTGATATCTGATAATAAAATACAGAAGATTTATTTAAGTGTTGAATCCTCATGTTCATCTGTCGCATCAGAACTTTATAATGAGAAACTTGCGTTAAGAAGAAGTTCAAGTATTATTAATGATTTTTTTGATAAAATATCAAATGGTGGTACAAAACCCAAGTTAGAATCTAGATGGGTAAAAACAATTAACGAATCTGAAAGTCAAACTGACCCCGAAAATCCGGCAAATAAAGTTGTAGTTAAAAGAGGTCAACCAATTGGTATCAGAAGAGAATATAAATTAAGTGAACTTGGTTATGAAAATAATCAGGGTACCATTATTATTGAAAGTGTAAACTACGGTGAAAACTTTACAGGAACGAATCCAAACTTGGACACATACTGTAAGGGTAAAGAATTTATAACAGTTAAAGGATTGAAAAAACACTCCCCGATTGCGTTCTTCTGTCGTCAATCTCGAGTGTCATTTGATTATTATAAACTACCTGAACAACCAACACCACAACCTACACCAACTCCGGTTACAAGAATTGAGCCGGGTGAAGATATTATTAAACCATCACCAACAAAGAAACCGGCAATTGACCCATTAAAGAGAATTATAATGAAAACACTTTCAGAGTGTTACTACTTCAAGAAACTTGAGGAAGATTCTCCTGTGGCGTTTAAATCATTAAAAGAGAAATTAAAATACTTCCATCCAGGTTTCCACTCAACAACCCCTGAAGGTTTGAACGCACGTTTAACTTTCATGTTACAATGTGTAAGACCGGGTGATACAATACCTATTAAAGGAATTGCGGACGATGCGGATTTAAATGCAAGAAATACAACATTTGGACCTCCACCTGTTTGTGTTTTACGAATTGGTGATTTCTACCACTCTAAAATCATTATTCGTGATGTGAATATCACTTACGATGATTCTCCATGGGATTTAAACCCTGAGGGTATTGGTGTACAACCAATGATTGCGAATGTGACATGTCAAATCGCGTTCATCGGGGGACAAGGTTTATCAAAACCAATTGAGAGATTACAAAATGCATTGTCATCAAACTTCTTTGCTAATACAGAGATGTACGATGAAAGGTCAATATCATCAATGGATGATGCTCAGAAAAAGAAATATGAAGCATTTAGTAAAAAGTTCCTTGAAGAATTATTATCGGCGGCAGCAAAACCACCACAAGGTCCCGAAACACAAAATGCTAACAAAATAAGCGAGGGTGTTTACGTTGGTACACTAAGTGGTACGACCGCATTACAATACTCACCATTGGTGGATGAAGTATTCACAAATACAGACGCGTATTTTAAATCATACGAAAAAACATATAACGATATCATTCCGAAGTACGGACCTGAAATCGGTAAAATGTTATTTGACCCAACATATAGAAGTGTTCATCAATATGATGTTTACACCACAACAAGTCCTACACCGGGTAAAACCATATCTATATTTGGTCAATATCCAAAATCAAAAGAATTATCGGTTCTTAAAAGAGGTTTGTTAAGCGGATTAATCACACAACTTGAAAGTACAGATTTATCAACTATGATGAATTTGGATAACGAGTTAACGCCACCAAAATTATCTAAATCAAATGAGTTAATTAAACCGTTGATAAAGAAATATATTGAAGACAAAGTAAACCAATTAACAGATAAGAATCCATTTGAGGATTTGGAAAAAACAAGAAATACTTTAATTACGTCATTAGACAAAGTAAACTTTGTTGTTAAGTTTGGTAAGGATACTAAAATTTCAGGTGAGACTGCAACATCGGCTACATTATCAGGGTTTACCTATGATTTATTGTACGAC